CTCATTTCCCATTTTTTTCATGCTATCGCATACTGCTTTTGATGGTTTCGTAAATCCATCTATAAACTGTATTGCCGTACTAATAACCCTTCCCACTCTATTCACCTCCCATTATTTTTTTTATCTGCTCGTTTATCTCGTCCTTATCCTGCATTTCCTGCCGCATGTATGCCCTTGCTATCCTCTTTTGACCTTCCGGCAGGCTCATGTACTCAAACGGTTTCCAATTTTTAAAGCGGTAGTGCAGGTAATCCATGTTTACATCCCTATCGCTTTTGATTAGTTTTTTACTTGTTTATCCGTTTCCTCTTCTGTTTCAAATCCGCTTAGATCCCTTATTTTGATTGCAATATTGTTAATTTCCCCTTTGAAAATTTTCTTTGCTGCGTCTGCCGGTGTTGCTACTCCTAAATGCTTTAATAGCGCCTCGTCTTTTAAGTCTGGTTCAATGATTCCGGAGGCTGCAATCTTTGCATTTGTGCTAAACGCCCTGCCATAATCCGGTTCCCCATCCTCGTTTAAACCGCTTGCGGACAGTGCGCCGAATAAATCGCCGTCTACTGCCTGTATTTTTACAGTTGCATCTTCCCCCAGAAGTTTTGATAATGCTTTGCTTTTCAACTCTTTTGTTTCAATTTTGTCAAACTCTTTCTTGTCAACCGCCATTAATTTCTCTACTAAATTCATTTTCATCTCCTTTTCTGCATTAAAAAAGAGGCTACAATCCTCAGCCCCTTTTTGTTATCAGTTATTATTTAATTGTCTGCATCGGCTCCCAATCGCCAAAGGTAAAGCCGTAGCTTTCTTCACAAGTTTTACCTGCCTCCCAATCTGCAAGAATCATTTTGTCAAGCACACAACTATAATATGCTACCCTCTCCGACCCTACGGCATCCGGATCGCTCACATTTGATATGATAGTATGTGTTGGTGTCTTTCCCGCCTTTACTGCTGCGCTTACTTTATTCATAACAAATGAATTGATATGATGCAGCTTTATTTCTCCTTTGGGTTCCAATCCGGTTATCTTCTGACCATCAATAAGGTTTTGGCACTGTGTAATAGCTGTTTTCTTAAATGTCACTTCGGTTTTACATGCTGTAACCTGTGCCAGATATTCGCCGTCAAACCAAACCTCCCCCCATGTTCCGTTAATAACCTGTTCTGGTCTGAATCCCTTCGCCATAGTAATTACCTCCTCTTAAATATAAATTGGCATCGTGATATCTTCGATCGCATCCAGTATCTTTACATTTCCTGTTAAAAATACACTTGCGCCGGTGTCTGCTGTTACAATTTCTTCATCGCTGCACTCGTCAACGTCTTTCACGGTATCATCATCAAGTGTCGCCTGTAATCCTTTGCTCTTTAAATAGATTCTGATTGCCTCCGCATCCAGTCCAACCGAATAGCTACTTACAATATCATCTTTCTTTAGCTGCGCAAAATAAGCACTGATTGCCGAAATTAACAGGCATTTATTTGCATATGTATTTGCATACTTGCCTAAATAGCTGTCCTGTGCTGTTTTTACAATATCATCGTTGATCATGTCCATAGCCTCAACGATCTTGATTTTCTTGAAACTATCCCCTTTTCCGTCTATGGTGGTAACAAAACTATTAACGCCCCTTACCACTTTCACCTTCTCACCATCATAAAAAATAATAAATTCCCCATCATCTACTGGCGTGTCAATATCATTCAGCCTTGTACAATCGGATAATTCCCACAACGGCGCATAAGTGCAGGATATGTTCATTGGTGTACCGGCAACTAATCCGGCAATCCTTGAACAATACTGTTCGGCGGTATAAATCGTATCAACCGTTACTATGGTTCCGTCCTCGTTTGTTACACTCTCCGTTTTTACGCTCTTGTCTGTGGTAAAATTGATAACACCTTCATTGTCAGCCTTAACGCTTGGCAATACTGCCTTAATTTTCTTTTTCCGGTTCTGCCGCATGGATTTTACCCATGTTGCAATATCCTGTGTTTTTCCATCTGTCTGTACCGTAGGAATTGCCATATAGTCGAATTTGATTGTTTCCAATGCGTCCAGTGCTTTTTTATATCCTTCCTCAATATCTGTTTCGCTTTCTATTCCCATGCAATAAACAAGTACCTTCTTTGGTGCGTTTACATAGCCGATCATGGCTAATTTAATCTGCTCTACCGTTGCGTCACTCAAACCGCTTGGTATATCGCTTTCCAATATCACCGTTACCGGATTTCCCACCGGTGCCTCCAGCGTGTCCTTTACCAACAACATTACAATACCTCTTTCGCCTCTTGTAATGGCAGTAATCGCTTTTTCGATAAAGCTAATGTTAATACTTGGTGCGCCCATTCTTTTTCCTCTCTTTCCTTTTTATAAACCCGATATTATTTCTTTCACGGTCTTTCTATCCCTTCGTGATATTTATAACTGCCTCGGTTGCTATTTCGTGCGTATCTTCTTTTTGCGTGTTCTCTTTGTAGTCAATGTCAATACTGATTTGCAGAATGTCGGAATATTCGCCGATATAGTCATGTGAAAATTCCCCTACGGTCAACCGCCGGTTTCCAATAATAAAAATTAGTCCGAAAAGGTCTTTTATTTCGTCAACCTTTTCCAACTGATCTAATTCGTTCTTAACATTTTGAAAGTAAGTTAATTTTACCGTGAATCCGCCGCCTGCATAGTTCTTTGTTTCTGCCCTGCTGCCTTTGTCAATAATCTCCGTAAAGAACGCCGGTGTATCATATCCTTCTTTAATTTCCTTTCCGTATACTTTGTAATCGGGGTATCGCTGCCTTAACAGTTGATTGATTGCCTTCTTGATTTCAACGTTTTTCAAGTTAAATCACGCTCCTTTAAAATGTCGTCTATCATTTCTTGAAAGCGTTCTGGCACTATGTCTTTGTAATCATTCCTTGTTTTTTCCATGATATGCCTGCCCTCTGTAAAGCCAACTGTTTGACCGTTTCTATTAACTTTGTTGTGTCCGTTTTCAATTAAATGAAAATGCGGTGCCGAATTGTAAATTAGTGCTGCCATTCCCATGTTATCATCTACAAGCTTTGACCCCCATTTTTTCTTGATAGCCCACTTCTTTTTATCTTCTTTTCTCTCATGTTTTCCCAGATCTGCATTAGCTCTTTTTTTCGCTGATGCTTTAAATTCTTTTGATAGACCTTTTAGTGTTTCCTTTGCCTGTACCGGACACTTTCGTATCGCTTTCGTTAGATCTTTTTCCAACTCTTCCAATCCGCTTATTTCAAATTCAAATCCTTGCGCCATATTCTTATCACTCCAATTCATTTCTATTTGCCAACTCTTTTTCCAGTGTTTCCGCTACCTCCTCCGCCTCGTCTAATTTCTGTTCGGTTATCTTCTCAATGCACATAATTTCTAACATTTCGTTTTTTTCCCGAACGTTAATTATGGATATTATTTGAAAAAGCCGTTGCTTAAATTTAATCAGCATATCCGGTGTAACTTCCGTATGGTATCGTGTCGTAACTTTATAGGTTAACTCCGGTCTGATACGCTGCGCCTCTTGGTATTCCCTTCCCCTTAATGGCTCTACGCTCGCCCATACCGTCTTTGCATCTGTCAACACCTGCTCTATTTGCAGTATTTCATTTTCTTTGTCCTCATATCTGCAAAAGGTAATTCGCTTGTTTGTTCGTCCTATATCCATTTCGCCACCTACCTGTTTTGTAATTGCAGTAAAAGCGATCTTGTCATGAAGCTAAATTCCTCTCCAACTTCAAACTTACTTGCCTTTGATAATACCGGCGATCGCTGTTCGTACCAATAGGAAACAAGTAACTGCAAATAGATTTTTTCTAACTCGTAGTCTATCAGGTTGCCGTTTTCGTCCTCTGCTGGATACTCTTTCCCCGTTGCGTTTTTCAGATATTCAACTGCCGCTTTTATAAGTATCTGCAATAACTGATCGTCCTCGTCAATATCAATCCTTGCATATCCTTTTACTTCTTTCAGTGTTATCATTTTGCACCTGCCTTAAAAAGCGGCAGGAATCACCTGCCGCACCTGTTATTTGCTTTTACTCATTTGCCGCTGCCTGCTGCGCCATGAAATCCGCTACAATCTCCGGCTTGTTGTTTGCATCGGTGGTTGTCATGGTGTACCCTAATTGGGTTCCCAATGCCAGAATTTCCGCTTTTGTCATGGCATTAATCTGTGCCTCCGTGTATCCTTCCGGCTGTTCATCAGTTTCAAGCGATGCACCGGTAAGGTCGGTTATGATCAAATGCTCTGCCATGACGATCGCCTCCTCGTCCACGCTCCGAATGTCCAAACGCTCCCTAACTTTAATTCCGGTCTGATCGGTTTTCCACAACTCGCCTGCCACGCTAGAAATATCAATCGTGAGTGTTTCCCTATCAAATATGGTGATCGCCTCTTTCAAGTCACCGCACACAATCGGTACTTTATAGCCGCCTTCTACGGCAACGCTTGGCATGGTCTTATTGCTCACTTTTTTAACCGGATATTTCCCAAATAGAAGCGTACTCATAGGTTTTGTTGGATCCGGCTGCATGATATACCTGCCGTCACCGTCTTTAATTGTGTCAAGCCAGTTATAGCCGTCCTGATTCGTAATCACGCCTGCATTTAGTGCGATTGCCGGATCAAGCAAAATATTAAAGATCCTTTTTAAATCGTCCAATCCTGTTACTGGCACTTCGGAATCTTTTGTAATCTCTCTGATTTTTGCCACAATCATAAAGTTTCTTGTGGCTTTTGCTTTTTTTGCAATCCACTTTTTCAGGTATGCAATTATATTTTCTGCGGTATCGCTCAATAGCTCCTGTGTAACTTTTAAAATGCCACCCTTTTTCTTGACTTTATAGTCAATTTTATCAAATTGCGGCGTGGAAACTTCGGGGAACTCTGCCGCCTCGTCCACATTGTCAAAAGGTGTTTGATCGGCATACCTCTCAATAACCCTGCTGCCGCTTAACGTGCTGACACGCTCCACATTTACCAATGTTTCTAAAGCGTCCTCACTCCTCCTTAACTCTTTAATCTTGGTTCTAAGGTCTTTCGGCACTGTCAAGCCGCCGTCTTCGTCTGAACCCTCATTCATGGAATTAAGGATTTCTTTGTCCTCGTCTGACAGTGTGTGTTTTCCTACACCTGCCCTGATGGCATTTACAAAAGCGTCTGTAACCTTTTTCACTTTATCAACAATCGTTTTTGCGCTGCCGTCTTCGATTTTGTTCTTGATATCGTCCTTTGCGTCCTCCTCTAAATCATAGAGCAGATCGAATTGTGCCTGCAGGTCTTTTAATTCGTCCTTTGCTTTTTTTGCATCCTCAATTTTACCGGCGGTGCAAAGGTTCTTTACTTCCTGCTTTTTGTTCTTGATACTGTCTAACAATTTCTTTAATTCTTCATTCATTGCTTAACTCCTCCTTAATTTGTGCATATAAAAAGGATTTAGATCAAGTCCAAATCCTCTAATATCGCTGCTATTTGGTTTTCTTTTTCATTGTTTTGTGGCTCCGGCTCCTTGCCTCTTGCCTGTTCGCTCACTTTTTTTAGTGAATCGCTTATTCTTTGCGTTAAGATGTCCGCTAACCGGTCTATGTCAATTTCCTGTGCGGTCGGCTCTTTCTTTAAACTCTCCGGCAAATGGCTGTACTTGTTGTAGTATTCGCTACTACATGCAGCAGCAAGATTCTTTTCAGAAACTTCAATGTCGAAATATTCCTGCCATTCCTCGCCGTTTTTCCATGTTTCGGCGTTAATAAAGTCATTGATCTGTTCTTCCGTCACGCCCTCTTTGGCATGTTTCATATATGTTTTTAATATGATTTTCTGGCAGCCGTCTAGTATTTCAGCCTGTCGCCTCATATCGTCCGCATTTCCCCATGTATAGCTGCTGGGTTTGTGCATCATCAATTGAGCGTTGGCAGGAATAATAACCCTGTCTGCTGCCATGGCAATAACGCCTGCAATACTCGCCGCCAATGCATCCACATGTGCCACGGTTTCCGCATCGTATCTTTCCAAGATATTACAAATAGCAATGCCACCGAATACCGAACCGCCGCCACTGTTTATATAAATGTTTATGACAGAAACATTTTCTAATTGGTTCAGGAAGTCCTGCACGTCTTTAGGTGCTTTATCTTCGGGGTAATACTTTTGCCACTCCCCTAAACTTTCGCTATTTATATCGCCATAGAAGTATAGATCTGCAGATTGCTCTGTTTGGTTCTTGATCTCAATGCTGCCAACTGTCCTTTGTTTGTTGTTTTTATCTTTTTTGCGCAACTCTAAAACTGTTTTAGCCATTTTCTCCTCCTTCCTTCTTTTCCTCTATGCCTATCTGCGCCACCTTGATATAATTGCCATTGCATATCAGTTCATCACCGCCTTCCTTTCTCGGCTTATTCATGTAGGATCTAGCCTCGTTTGGTGTGTATATGCCGTTCTGCACATATCCGGTTAATATTGTTGCCTGACTTTTGGCATCGGTACGCAAAATAACATTTTCGTTGAATTTATAATACTTGCCCTGCCGCACTTCACTGGGATCCAACATTTTATAGTTGATTTCCTCCTCATACTGTTTCAATATGTATAGTGCGGTATCAATGTAAAATGATATATTCTGCATTTCACTGTTTGCATAACTACTTTTTTCATAGTCGTTTATCTGGTTCGGCTTTATGCCAAACGCACCGGCTATTTGCAGGGCGGTGTATTTCTTTAACTCGAAAAACTGACTTTCTGTTAATTTGATGTTTAGCGGCTCTAATTTCATCCCGATCGGGATCGGTATGAATTTACCGGCATTGTTGGCTCCGTTTGCATAGCTTTCTAACTTTGCTATCAACTGCCGTTCCAGTTTCGGGGATAAGTCACCGGTGTATTGTAACGCCGCTCTTGCCGTCAAGCCGCCCTTGTAAAGATTATTCATGAATGTTTGACTTTGCAGACCGCCTTCAATGGTTGCCTTTAAAATGTCCCTTACCGGTGCGCCGCTTAACCCGTCAAACGTCATTGACGTTTTAAAGTGCATAACGTCCGATGATGGGAATACATGGCTTTCACCGCTATATTTATCCTGATACCAATAGTAAATATCGCCTGCGGCTCCAAACACGCCCTTATCGTCAATTACAATCGTTACATCTTCCGAAGGCATGATCCATAAGTCTTTTATACTTAATTCGCCGCCGTACTTCTTTCTTTCAAACTGCCTCCGGATCCACACGTAAGCATTGCCGTAATGGTTCCGGTTATTCTCTACCGTACCCCAAAAAATCGTAGGTGTGATTTGTGGGTTAGGTCTTGTTTTCAATAGGTCATATGCTGCGTTTGGTTCTGCCCTCTCGGTTCCCCTGTCTGTCTGCTGATAAAATTTGATCGGCATTTTCCCTAATGTTTCCGATAACATTTTTAGGCAGGTGAAATAAGTTACCTCGCTGATTAGTTTTTTCGGTGTTCCCGATATTCCCAACCATTCAAGTAGCCTTTCATCGTTTAGATCTGCCGCCGGTCTTGCACTCCGGTATGTCATCATGTTTTTTAATCTTTCAAATATGTTCAATTTTCATCATCACCTGCCTCCTCTGAAAACATTTTTAAATACGCCTCTACACTTTCGTTTGTGGTTATTTCCTCCACCTCTACACCCATCGCTATCTTGTGTGCGCATATAGCGGCATCACATGGATCGATTCTATCCTTCTGTGACATTTTATCTATTTTTATTTCCCCGAAACTATTCGGGGCGGACAGAATGGCATCATTCATTGAACGTGTCAATAGCCTGTTTTTCTCATTATACTCAATGTTATGCGCTTTCACTTCAAGCCGGAAATCTTCCGTTGCATCGTTTAGACTTCTTGCGGACTGCTTTATTTCTATCAAGTCGCATCCGAAATCTTCAAGATCTGCTAAAAATGCGCTTGCATTGTGCGGATCATAACCGATTGCCGTTAAATCAATATCGTAGGTATCTATGATATGGTGCAGGTGTGCCAATATGGTTTTGTAATCTGTTTTGATTCCACCTGCTGCCGTTGTGGCTGTTAATAGTTTTTCCCTCTCCCAAATGACATACGGCGCATTGTCCTCCTTGTCCATATGTTCCTGCATCCGCCGTTTAGGTATGAACGAATGGGAATAAATATAATATTTCTTGTCGCCGGTTTTCGGATCCTCATAAGGAAATTCCAGTACAAGTGAGGTCAGATCGCCGCCGCTTGATAAATCCAAACCGCAAATTGCCTTCTTTTTTCTGAAATCTTCCAGCGTCTTGCTGCCTGCGCACTTTTCCCACTCTGCCAGATCAATAAATGCGGTTTCTGAATTTGTCACCCATATATTTAATGATTTGGTCAGGAAATCTCTTAATTCCTCGCCACCCATTGATTTGGCTTTCTTTGCATCCTCCTGCATTTGTGGAACCAAGTCCGGATCATTTCCGGTCAGCGGGCAGCACTTGATCCAGTTTGCCGGATCCCATATATCATCACCCTGATCCATTTGGGAGATATAAATAAATTGCCGGTCGTTTACGTCTATTCCACGTAAAACTCTCCGGCAATATTTGAATAATTCATAACAAGGTGCATTAAGATTAAACCCTGCGGTTGTTATGACGGATACTAATGATTGCTTTAACTTTCTGGTGCCACCTTTCAGCAGCTTATACATTTGGTTATCTTTGTGGGCGTGGTATTCGTCCACAATGCCTAAATATGGTCGAAAACCGTCTATTGACTTCGTGTCACGCCCCAACGCACGGATAACCGTATTCGTAATGTTTCCGGTTATCTCGCTTTTGTAGTCCTTTATGGTGAAAAGTTCTTGCAGGTCTGTATCTGCATTGATGAATTTTGAAATTTCATTTAATACAATCCTCGCTTGATCCGACTTTGTGGCAGTACAATAAACCTGACCATAATTGTAATTATCAAAGTTGCTGCACTTAATGCCTAATATGGCGTTTAATACGCTTTTCCCCTGCTGCCTTGCTATCTGCACATAACTATCTGTAAACCGGCGTTTCCCTGTTTCCTTATGTACCCACCCGAAAAGGGAACCTAAAATAAATTCTTGGAAACCGGCGCATATGAATATTTCGTCACCCTCGCCTTCTGCTATAGTTAGCTTATTGGCAAGTTCTACAATATCCTCCGCCTTTTCCGGTTTGAAACTATACGGAAACTTAGGATCGTTCTTCTCTGACCGTTTGAGGTCATTTAAGTGTCGTTTAAATGCAAGTCTTGCATCTTCTCCAAATTCTTTTTTATTCTTTATGTTTGTTTCTGCAAACTGTGATATCCGATCCTGCGTTTTGATTATATTGTTGCTCATAAACCTTTACGCATGTTTCATAAATTTATTGCCTGGCTTTTCTTCTTTTTCTTTCGGTATCACTAATCTGCACCTGCTTGAAATCGTCAAGCCTAATTCCTTGGCGTTTTCGTTGCAGGCTTTCATAAGTCTATTTTGAATTTTGGATAAGTAGTCATATTGTGCGTACTGCTCGGCAAGCTGTGCATCTTCCGGTACTATGCTTTTTTTATCTGGCAGGAATTTGATTTTTGACAACTGCTTTGTAACTTTTATATATTCCGTTTCGGCTCTGATGTATCTTGCCAGTATGTCACAATCTAAATTTGACATTATTTTTATTTCAACTAACTGTTTTGCTATTTCTTCAAACTTTTCACGCTCTTTTTTTAATAAAAAAGCGGGCGATTTTATATTGTCTGAAGGTGCTGTTACCTCTGTGTTTTTACGATCGTCATATTCCTGTTTCGTCAAGTGTTTGCGCCCTTTGGCGGCAATCAGGTCAATCGGTTCTCTTGGTCTTGCCATCTGCCAAATCCCCCCTTTCTAAAAAAGTTCATTTAGGGAGTTTTTGCGAGGATTTAGGGGGGCTGCGGTCTTGGGGTTTTTGCTTTGGAACTTTTTCGCACCCCCTCCCCCTGCCGCATCCGCCTACCCCATACGCCGCCTATACTGCGCCATGCACTCCCTTAGTGACTGCTGCATCTGTGCCTTGCCTGCCTCGTCCTTGTATGCCTTGCTTACTGTGCTGTGTGTTGCCTCTGATATGCTTATGAGGTTGTCAAGGACAAGCCGCTTTGAGTAATCCTCCGACAACTCAATGATATGGTGTACTGTATCAGCAGGCACTACCATGCCCTGCGTGATGTATAAATATATATCTATATTGATATCTCTCGCTAACACTCTTGCCCTTGCTGCTCTCCATGCAGCACTATTATAAAACGCCTTTGCTTTCTGGTTTCTGCAATGTGCATCATATTCTTTATGCCGTTCTTTATTCTCTGCGGTCTTTGTTATTGTATGTAATTTACAATATCTTTCGCCCTGCGGAATTAATTTATTGCAGCCGTTTCTATTGCAATATTTCATTAACGCCATTTATACACCTCCACACAAAAAAAAGTGCGGCTATTTTCTTACGGAAAACACCACACTTTAATTTGCAAACTTTTAAATTGTAATTATTCTAACATAGTAAAACAGACTTGTAAAGGGCGGCAAATCGGGCGTTTGTCAAGTCCTTATATGTACCTCAAACCTGTTTATATGCCCTTTCCTGCGCCTTTTGCCGTTAAGCCTTAGATTGCATCGGATCCAAATAAAAACACCGCCATATCGCGCACTAAGCCATTTTTATAATTTCTTACGGTCTTTTCGTTTAGGTTCTCGTTATAACCCTGCTGCCCTGCCAACGTTTCCGTTATTTCTTCATATGTATAAATTTCTTCTACGGTCTTTACCCCCTCTTTTCTTTTCTTTCTTTGGAAATACCGCATTTCTATGACCTCAAATCCTTTTTTCTCCTTGATTTTCTCCAATGCCTTTTCTATGCGGTCAACATCGGACTTGCTGCGGTTGTATGATGCTATCCTGTCCTCCAATAACTGATCCTCGTCCGGTTTCTCCACCTTGTTTTTAGAGTATCTAACCACGCTGCATGATTTGGATTTTTGCATCATTCCTATATATTCTTTTTCATCTGCCACATGCTCTTTTAGGATATTGTAACAGTATAGTATCTTTTCGGTATTTTTAAATGCCTCGTCCTTCATGGCTTTTTGTCGCTCCAACCATGATATGCTATTCATTTTTCTAAATACCTCGTCAATGGTTACTGCAATTGTTTCCTTGATTTCCTTAGTTACCGCCATTATCAGCCTTCCTCCACTTCCCCGAAAAATTCTATATACTTTTCCGGCTCATTCTTTCCGATCCATTCTTTGGCTATTTTCTGATCTGCAATCTTTAATTCTCTGCCGTTTCTGCCATAATAAAATATAACGCCTTTGTCGGTTATGTAAATTTCCTGTACCGCATTACCAAACGTATTGTTTACATCACAAATTTTTTTTGCCTTATCGGTATCGAATAGCCTTGTATGTTCTACCGGCTTATCTTCTATCATGGTTGTGTATGTTAAAATCGCCTTCAATTCTTAATCTCTCCCTTTCCTGCTGCCGCATTTGCAACCTTACCTTTGTTTGGAAATCTGTTATTGCTTCATACTGCATTATTTTCCGTTTCTCCGGTTCTAATGCTTTTACTGCGATTTCCTTTAATTCCTTTGCCAATTCTAGGGCAGGTTTTTTAATCATTTCCCACAAGTCTAAAATTGCATTTTTAAACCGTTCAAACGCTGCTATTATGGTTTCTCTGTGCTGCATAATTATTGTTGCCGTGCGGATGCTTAAATTTTTCGGTGGATTTACGCCAAACCGCTTTTTAAACTGCTTTTTCCTCTGCCGTCTGTTCATTCCTGCCTCCTTCATACAATTTGTTTACCGCCGCCATGATTTCTGCTGCTTTCTTTGCGCCAATGCCCTTTACTTCCATTATCGCAACTGCAATGTCCGAAGGCTTGATCCTCTTGGTGCCTGCTGCCTCTTTTCCGTCATTAAAACCCTCGTTATACAGATTTACAATAAAATCCTCCATCTGCTTATGATCCATGCGCTTAACGCCCTTGTACTGCGCTCTTGTAATCCCTATTTTCTTTGCCATAACTGCCTCCTCACTCTTTCCATTCCTTTAGCTGCATACCATCCATAAGTTCCAAAAAGCCATCCTGCCCGTTTCTCTCTTCTGTTTCTACGCACATATCAAGCAGGTTATTGCCTATGTTTCGCAATATGATATTTTTTACATCTTGCGGCAATCCTTCTTTAAACTTTACTTCAATAGCCTTTGTTTCCTCATTTTCGTTTACTGTAATATAAGCACCAACTATGCTACCATCATTTTTTAATTTCTCCGTAAAATACGGTGTCAGATCTGCTATAATCTCTTTTTCGGGTTCATATTCGGAATACCTCATTGTTTTGCAGTTCTCACACCATGTTTTGATCCCCTTGCTACAAACATTATTTATTAAATGCCTACATTTTATTTCAAAATCGTTACTTTTCATTTATTTCCTCCTGTCCATCGCTGCTTGTATTACTGATAATCCGGCGCAAATTTCTTTTGCCAGTTTCTCTATGTTCTCCGGCTTGCTTAGTTCGTCCAACGTTTCCTTAAAGGCCGCTTTAAGTTCCGGATCCTCTTTAAGCATTGTCTGCAGGTTTTTCTTTGCCTGTTCTTCCTTACTCTTTGTTTTAAAACATGGTGCTAAACAAACTTGATTTACAACCAATCCATAAAACCTGCTGCCCTTGTTGGTGCAAATTATGTCTTTCCCTCTTTGGATACTCTCTTTACATGGCATGCAGAAATTTATATATCCTAATTTACCGCCCATTGTCGCCTCCTAAACAATAATAATTGTGTGGTGTTCTCGTGCTACTGCTATTTCTGATGCCATTCCTTCAGATATTCCATAACGTGCGCCAATAATGATTGTTCCACAAACTGCTAATATCTCTTTTCCGGCTCTTAATCCCAGCCTGCGCTCTCTTGGGATATTATCGTTCAGAACCTGTGTTAAATATAATTGTGGTGTGATCGGTGTGTAGCCTAAAGAAAGTGCCGCCTTTGTTACTTTCCTTGCATATCGGATATTTCGTATTGTTTGAAATATATTCCCACGGTACGGACTGCATATATAAGCTAATTTGTTGTTCATGTTCCCTTCTCCATTCTTAATTAAAAATTAATATACTTCATATTTCTTTACTTGCGTCACATGATAAAAGGTTGGCATATTATTTTGTTCTTCCAACCAATTCTTAACACATTCCGTAAGTTGGTCAGACAACTCATTAAGGGCTGCTTTGTCATTTTTATAATCATATGTATACCAATCACTGGCAACCTCTCCGCAAGCCTCTTGCGCATCATCTTCGACCAGATCAAGTACAGTGCCTGCATTGACCGTGATTTCAAAATGTGCTATTTCTCCGATAAAAATAATATTGCCAGGAGACACATCATAATTCTCCTTTGCATCTTTGATACAGTCCTCTATATTTTCAAATACATCATGTTGCCACAAATCTGCATTGTCACTGTATTCCCATGTATATCGCATACAACACCTTCCCTCTCTCAAACTTCAATTTAGATGTTCATCCAATAACTATTTTTGCTACCAGCGACGCATACGTCAAACACATCACATACGCCGCCGTTCTTGTCTATCTCGCTATCCATGTAATCCCCTATCGCATCATTGATATGGACATAACACTGACATCCATAACAAATGCTATCGGGATCTAAAAGATATCTTGGTTCATCGTTCATGATTAATCCTCTCTTCTCTCAAATTCAAATTTACATTCCCTTTGCTTTAAACATTTTTTCAAGTTCATTTTGAGTAAGCGGTCTATCCTTTTTTAAATCTGTGAAATTGCATTCTTCCCCATTATCAACACATTTACAACCGATAGCGTCACCATCCCTGCCACATAAATATTGATTTTCACAGCAATCACAATCATTACCCTTGTTGTATTTCTCCTCCCACTCTTTCGCACTGTAATAACACTCAATGCAAAGAACCGGTTGCCCTGCCAAATCATTTCTTTTACTGCACTCTTCATCGCCGCAATTTTCGCACTTGATACAACTTTTACGACTTCGCTTGTTTATGCGCTCTATCTGCCTGTCAAGTTTCTTATTCATCCGCTCTTTTAGGCTTTCATCTGATAAATTTATAAAATGTTGTAGCTGTAATATCATTATTTGCACGTCTGCCATTTCGTCAATAAGGTTTTCGATAACTTCCGTACATTCAGCCGCCTGCACCGGCTCACGTTTCGCCCTGTCGTCTACTCTGTTAAACTTACAGATTGCCTTTGTTAATTCTGCCATTTCTTCAATTAACATTTGCAGTTGTGGCTTGTGTCCGTATTCCTCTGCTATTTTTATAATTCTGTTATCCATAAAATTCCCTCCTGCTGGTTTATTCTTCCCTGCTTAATGCTCTTGCTTCTGCCTGTCCGTACTTTTCCATAACCGCAAAATATAGCCGGTTATATTCTCGCTGTGCTTCTGATGCTCTGTTTCTGCATGTTCTTATTTCTGTATTTAGCCGGTCTATAAGATGCTCATTACCGGCTTTATACAGTTTGTCACTATCTCTAAACAACGATCGGATCATGCTATCTTTTAAAATACCCTCGTCAACTGCTAACAGTTGTTTTTTGGCTTTCTTCACGCACACGCCGCCTATGTATACGCCTATGTGTTGTGGTATTTCCTCTATTACTGTTTCGTATAGGTTTTGTGGCATAACATAGTAGTTATAGTTACCTCTGAAACTTTTAGCGGCTTTACTGTGAAAGTCCTGCTTTGATACTTTTATTTCATAACACCGCCAAATGCCCTTTGTGTCGTATGTTATATAGTCCACACGTTCCGAACCATGAAAACCGATCGTTACCTCAAAGCAACCATATACGCCCATTTTATGAGTGGCAGATCTTATGTTTCGTTCAAGGCGTTCCGTTTCCGCTGTCTTTATGGTTGCTCGCCTCCTTTTTCCTCGTGGATATAAAACCTTCACAATCCGGTGTACCTCTTAATTTGGTGATTTTGCAACCACCGTAATAGCCTAATATTTTGCTAATGTGCTTACTGCAATCTTTGTTATTGCATCTGTTATCACAAAATTGGGGATAATTTTCAGTGCTGATAAAAATTAACGGTCTTTTTTCCATTACCTACCTGCCCTTTCCTTGCAGCGCATCATGAGATCCTGCAATATAAAAACTTCGCTTTCCGTCAAATAATTACTGACCGTTGCCAATTCTTTAGCCGTCCGGTATGCCCAAAATTTCAGATCGCTATCAATGGTCTTTATCTCTATGACTTTGGTATAGATCATAACGTCAATTAATTCTGCCAAATTTTCATAGCTGATAGTAGCCTGCTGCCTTGCTGCCACTCTGTAAACCTCTAAGCCTTGATCCGTTAACAATGCCTCGCATTTCTCTGTTTCGGCGGTCTGTATGGTGTACGTGGTTTTGGTTCCGGCGTATTCTGCAACATATAAGGCTTTTGACTTGGGAGTATTTGTTATTACGCAATTTTTCCAATCTTCCCAAAACTCCGTATCAAAAAGATCCGAATTGATGATTGCACCCATAAAATAATTTACTGCCATGCCGTTATACTCTTTGTTTGGATTAATCCTGCCGTTAATGATAAGACTTTTTTTGTCGGTTCTATCCGGCTGCGGCTGATTATATGTTACGGTGGTTTCCGATTCGTTCATGAATGGTTCTTGTGGCTCGTCCTGCGCCGTTTCCTGCCCTTTTTCCGGCTCCGGTGTATTTCCTTTCGGCTCTGCCTCTTTTTGTGGCTCCTGCTGCCTCTCGCTGTCCGGTAAACAGTCGGAAAGCTCCATTTGCCCTTCTATTTGCGGTTCCTCGCCCTTTGTGTTTTCTTCTTTTAACTCCTTGGCATCTTTGGCGGTTACGGATCCGGTTTCCTTATAGGTTTCATATAACGCCTGCTGCGCATCTGCCTCTAAACCGGCTATTTCATTTGCTGTGCTTGTGCTAATTTTGTTTGCCTTAAACTCAGCTTTAAACGGCTCAATCAAATTGCGGTCTATGTTATCAAGCGTTCCCACCTTGGTTTTACTGGTTCCTAAAATCTCGGCTATGATGTTTTGCCTTCGTCCAGTCAATTCATTGCTTTTCTGGTATTCCGTTAATAACTCCTTAACCCTCTTGATTTCCTGCATTTTCTCGTAGTCTGTCCGGTTTCTTTGGGTAGAATTTGTAAAGATTAGAATTAATTCATTTCTTATGCTGTCGGTGCCGCCCTCTACCTTGCAGGGTATCATTTCATATTCTGGTTTTCCCTCGTCCAATAATTTAAGTACCGCCAACCGGCGTTTGTGTCCAGATATAACTTCGTATTCGTCACCCTCTACCGGCTTAACAACTGGATACTGCTGCATCCCTATTAACTCAATCGTTCGGGCGGTTTCTTCCACTTCCCGATCGTCCATATGGTAAAAGTTTTCTTTGCCTGCTGCCGGTCTTAATTTATGTACGCTGATCCGGATCGGTTTCCAGTCGCTTTTTACTTCTTTGCGGCTTTCCTCGTTTAAAAAATTGCTTATATTAAATGCCATCTGCCTGCCTCCTTATATGTACCCAAATTGGGTATTTCGTCTAGTATTTATGCGGCTTTACTGAATTTTCAAATCATGCAAAACAGTATCTAACATATACCAGCCGTCTAACTCTAAAATAAATGTGATTCGTCCAGTCTTTGCGCTCATTTTGGTTATTATGTCGGTGACTTCCATAACCTTTTTGTTGCCGCACTTCTCAAATTGCACTTTGTCACCGATTTCATAAGGGCATTTTGCTTTGAATTTAATTGCTTTCATTTCTGCCCTCCAAATATTCTAAAACGAATTTTTTATAATCCTGCGCCGCTCCGCACCTTACCGAATATTCCACAACCGGCATTTTGACAAATGTACTTTCACTTACTTTCTTTTCCGTCCGGCGGATCCATTGCCTGAACAATGGCACCTTTTGGCTTGAAAGGTATTCTATGCCCTGATTGTTCACATCGTTGTTTTGATACTGCGTTATGAGGCATCCGGCAAAAAACAAGTTTTCGTTGAAATCTTCCTGCACCTGCGCGATCTGGTCTAAAAGAATGTCCAGACCGTCAAAAGAGTATTGATCCATCATGACCGGCACTATTACATCATCCGACATTACAAGGGCGTTTATAATGCTCATGTTAACGTCCGGCGCATTGTCTATGATGCAATAATCATAGTTACCTGCTGCCGCAAAAGCCTTTTTAAAGCGTGTCTGCTGCTGCCGTCCGGTGTCTACTATGGTTCTAAGGTTCGCCTCCAGTAAATCCATGTTAGAGGTTACTAAATCAATGTTTTCATATGGTGTTTTCTTGATAATTTCAGAAACGTTAATGTTTCTTTCTAACATCACCCTTGCGATGGTGTCCTTATCTTCTGGATTGTACTGGTCGAAGGCTTTTGATGTGTTGCCCTGCTTGTCGTTGTCCACTACTAAAACTTTCTTGTTGTGTACTGCTGCCAATGTGTACGCCATGTTTACGGCTGTCGTGGTCTTTGCTACTCCACCTTTTAAACTAATGATTGAAATTGTTTGCATTTGCTGATCCTCCTTAACGGACATTTCTATTTTTCTGGGCAATCACAAGGTCTACGTTTACCCTTGTAAATTCCATAATGCCAACATTGTTCATTACTACATTCAGTGCATTTAGGTGCCTTACACCGCCTGTTATATGCGATTCTGCAACTTTTACAGCAAAACATATCACTGTTATGATAGGGAATAAATATCCTTCCACACTTCCAACATCTCATTTCCTTAAGCATTTTCTGATACACCTCCCCTTTGTTCGATCGCCTGCTGCCGCAAGGCTTTTACTAATTCCGTTAACGCCATATTGTCCTCCTATAAATGAGATTTGCCGTATCGGTTCCTAAATTCTTCCCTTGTGCCTATTTCCTTTTCGTAAATTGCCTGCCCTAACATTTTAGATAACTTTTCAGCCATTGAGTTATCATGTATTCTTTCACTTATGGTTCCTAAGTTGTGGCATCTGTGGCAGGTTGGCACCTTCAAGCCGTCCGCCTCTGCTAATGGTCTTATACCTTTACCAAACAATAAATGGTGCTCGCATTCTGCCGGTTCGCCACAAAAGAAACATATGGTTTTGTATTCCGTTACTATTCCCTTACTCATGATCTGCCTTTCTGTAAATCCTCGGAAATGCTAAAAAGTGTGTTGTTTCATTTAGTACCTGACACCGCACAAATTTGATAAACCTCCAGTAGTTGCACATTATGTATAGCCTGCCTAATATTGGGTGTTTCGTGTACTCTATTTCTATTTCCGGTCTTATGATATGTAATCTCTTAACCTTAAATTTTGATGCTTTTAACTTCATTTGTCAGTTGCCCTCCTCTGAATATTGCGATCATGCTTGGAAAAGGTGCCGGATCTTTGCTTTTTTCGCCGCTTATTTCAAAATTGACACGTCCTTTTATGAATCGTATCTCTGCGTTACCTAAAATGTAATCATGAAACATAATTGTATCTGTTCGTGCAGGTATCAACATCACTGCTGTAATTCCTTTTTCTTTTGCCTCTGCATAGCATTTTTGCACCCATGCAATTTGACCGGCATTATTTTTTGTTTTCCGGCTGTATGGCGGATTACAAAACACTATTTCACCGCTCCAATCTTGCGTTAATCCATCCTGCTGCACTGTATAATATTTACTGCATTTGTGGTTATTTTCATCTGCACATGGATCCAATGTAAAACTAAATTCTTTGTTCAGTTCATCGAATAGATCCTGCGGTGTTCCCCAATCATCTTTGCCGGTGCTGTAATGTACCTTATCCATTATTAGGAACCTCACTTTCTTTTTCTAATTGCCTTCCCGCTGCTGATATGAAAGCGTTTATCCGCTCTATGGCTCTTTCGTTTGCCCCTATTTCTTTGGCCGCCTTATCTTTCAGCCATTGCCAATATCGCATATTGGGATCGCTCTGCTTTTTAATTAAGTCAACTTTCGCTTTTTCTAAAGCACCCTCCAGATCGCCGGAATATGTCATTTTGTAGCCGCTTTTAGTTTCCTTTACCATGTAGCCACTTTCACGTGCTTTATTCATTGCCTAACCTCTCTTTCTTGGCGTTTTCCTGTAATCTTCAAACGTTGCCGTTTCACTGCTATACCAAATGATTTTATTGTTTACCCACCTTTGCAGGTCTAATACGTTTTGCGGTGCTGTCTGCTTTTCGTAAATCATTACATATGGTGTCATGCCTAATGCTCTGATTGTGTAAACCCTATGTAGATCTTCCGAAAACGTACTATTGAAATTTGTCAATACATAAACCGCTGCTTTCCGCTTGTCTATCATGGTTTTTTCTTTGAACAACTTTAGTTTTGGAACAATGATATTTTCATCTTTCATGTTATCCCATGCGAAATGAACCATTTTTAACTTGATGCTTTTTATCAAATCTATATTTTCCTCGTTTAATAATCTCGCATCTAATCCCTGTGTAAAGTCCACCCATGCGCCTGCTGCCGCTAACTGTTTTAGCAGTTCTTTGTGTTCCCTTGCTGCTAATATGTTCGGATCCAATAGTTTGATTTCCTTTTGACCTTTCCAAAACTCTTTTAAGTCGGCTACTTTGATGCTTTTCAATCCTTCTTTACTTCCAACTATGCAAAATTTACAGTTTCTGGGGCAACCTCTTGTTAAAAAGCCATATGCTGTATTGTTTATGTTGTAAAGTTCGTAATCAGGGTAAATGTGTTCTATTTCTTCTTTTAGCGGTTCGCCTCCGTTTGGATAAAAATAACCGGTTCCGCTTTTCACAATTTCTTTTGCATTTATGCAATATTCATAATCTTGTGTAAAGGTAAACACTTTTGAAATATACACCTGATCTAGTGGCGGACGGGGCACCGAATGAAATAGTTGATCGTACCATTCCACCCTGTCACCTGCTGCCTTGTGGTATGCTGATAATTTCATAAGTGGCAGATTAGGGAAGTTATGACCGTCAACATCTATCAAGCCAATTCTTTTTTGCATCTTACCCCCTCCCATACAAATAGCTTTTCTGTGGCTCTGAAATGCTCTTTTGCTTTCATGCTGCGATCAACTTCCTTTTCCCAGACCGCTATAAAGTCGTCCGGTGCCTGCAACTCTGAAATGAAAACAACATTGTCTTGGCTCCACTCCCTCATTACCTGCCAAAATTCTGGATAATCAAATTTCTTTGCGTTTCCGTATTCTTTTGTTCCCTCATATGGCGGATCGCAATAAATGACGCACCCCTGCGGCTTAAAATCCCTATAATCGCATGGCATGAAATCAATACCGGATATGCCGCCCTGCTGTAGCTGATTTAAAATATTGTTCTTGCTTTCTTGATAATAATCCCTTATTCTGCCTTTTTCGTTCCCGATACCGGCATAACCACCATCAAAAAACCTGCCATTGTAAGAGGCAAGAAAGCCAACCGCTCCGACATACCACGCCGGAAACTCTGTTATGTTTGCCCTCACCTTGCTGTATTCTTCTTTCGATACTGCCTCCGGCAATTCGCCGCCTGCCTGCAGGTGTCTGAATAGTGCTATTAAATATTCGTTTCTGTCTGCGGCAATCCGATCTTTCGCTTTCACTTTATCAATTACATTACAACCACCGGCAAACGGTTCTATGTATGTGTTGCTACCGCTTACTGCTATATGGCTTTGTATAATCGGAACAATATATTTTGTTATTTTTGCTTTCGATCCCATGTATTTCATTTTTCCACCTGTCCTCCTAATGTATTTTCTAACTCGTTTTCGTACCGGCTGTTGTATGGCTCAAACTGCACGTTATGTATTTGTGTGAGCATGTAAAATTGTTTCCAGTCCTCTAAGTTTGCCGGTGGTTTTTTATTTGCTCTTTTCCATCCGTCCTGCTGCCATTTTCCCACCCATCCTTGCCGGTGTGCATTTCTCAAATAGTCACAATCTATAAAGATCGTTGCGACACATGGTTTTAGCAGTAGCCGCATGGCGTGTATGCATATTTTCAGTGCAAGGGCGTTCTTCGTGTCCTGTTCGATCCGGATCTGCTGCTGTCGCATATGGCTTTTGCCCGATGTGTCTATATATTCGATCAAGGCTGCTGCCTCTCCCTTGCCTCTTGGGTTTCCCCTGAACCGTAGTTTTATATAAATGTTCACATTCAAGTTATCCACCGCCTTTTAATTCGCGCTCCGTCCAGTAATTACTAGCCGCCGCTTATATTTATTAAAAGTTATCCACAGCCTGTACTAGCCGCCGCTGCCGGATATCCTAACCATTGTGTAACGCTGGTATTGCCTTCCAGTAAAAGGATCCACGCCATTGTATACCGTATCTTGATCTATGTAATAACCTTTTATCGGTCTTGGATCTGGTATCCATTTCGTAGCCTTTTTAATAATCTCCGTTTTTGGTGCAGGCATAATCAAATTACGGCTGCAACTGTACCGCTGCATATGCCCTCCCTCATTCTCCTTGAAGGTCTTTGATGTTTCTTTTATGAGGTATGCCGCCAAATCTTTATACTGTCCGGTATCGTCCAGATATCTGTAGTGTGGTCTGCCAAATTCCCATAGCCTTCTTACTGCCTTAGCGGAATCAAATCCTTCGGCGGCATTTATCAATAAATGATGGTGTATTGCTTTGTTCTCATACTCCGTTGCATGGATATACTTTAATTCCTCACCTGCTTTTTTGTATTCCTTGCGTAAACCGTCTATCAATTTTTTAATGTTCTTCTTTGCCTGTTCTGGCGTTGGGCGTTCGTATTTTTTATACGTCAATGTGATAAACGGATCATCGACCTTGAAATTTGCATTTATCTTTATTCGCAGGTTCCTCTCTGCGTTTATCTTGTTTACCTTTTCCATTTCCTCCGGTGATGGACGTTCTTTACTTCCTTTTATTTTTACCCCCACCCTCTTCGTATAACTTTTTGTTACCTCTATGGTTGCCCCTGCCTCTATGCTTGTCTTAAAATATGCCATGATAAAATTACACCTCTCGCATTTTCATATTTCTTTAAGAGTTCCTAAAGTTAATAGTTTGAACAAGTCCGAAACGGCTTAAATTCGCCGTTCTTTTCTTGACAGCAAATGCACTAAATGGTATAATCCTCATAGGTTGATTTATTGCATTTGCTTTAAACTTTAGCCGGTACGCTACCAACGTACCGGCTTTTTTCTTATTCTCTTTTTGTCCTCTTTGGTGTAGCAATCGAACCAATAACACCCCTGCGTATCTTTGTAAAATATGTATTCCCTGCCGCCCCTTTCTACGGTGCCAATATAATGTAATCCGCTGGGATTTTGCGGTTGTCTGCTGTATGCGTTTTCCCATGCTGTTTTTAATTCTTCTGTCATGGCTGCGCCCTCAATAGTTCCAATTCCTTTTCTATGTCCTTGCCGATGTATTCCGCTAACAATTTGGGTGAAATATTGTAAGTCCATGTTGGGGAATCCGGCATTTTTATAGCGCACCCAATCGGTAATACGCCCTGCTGCATCGCTGCTCTTACAAATTGAGGCGACGAATTAATAATTGCCGCCGCCTCTGCGGTTGTAATCTTCCTTGTTACTGATTGCATATAACCTCCCCTTCTTTTGCATTTTTGGCAAACTGTACGCCCTGCATGAAAATCAACATATTTGCTTGCTCGCTATCGTTCATTTTTTTAATCAATTCCACAAAGCGATCAACCTCTGGTTTTTCTTCTTTCTTGTAAATTGTTTCTGCCATTTTCAACGCTCCCTTCTTAAATTACTGCCACTGTTCTTATGGTGGTGATCTAATGACTTTCACTTCAAACACCGCATTTCTGGCTTATGTAATACCATGTTCCAATTTTTCACCTTAAAAAATTGGTAAAAACTTGTTGACCATCTACGCACTTTCTGGTCAGGTGCGCCCACCGTCATTTTTCCATGGTATTCAGATTGCAGCTATTGACCTGCTGCAACCTTCGTATAGGTTGCCACCCTATTACAAATACGCCTTGCCGGAATTGAACCGGCTCCTCCTAAAGTCAATTAGGTGCACTACCATTATGCTAAAGACGTGTGCGGCGATTGTGTGCCGCCTGTGTTCTATAAACTTGCGTCCGCCACTCCTTTCCCGTCTGGCTTCGGTACTTTTGAATCGTTGAAAAGATAGCCTTTATCAATAAGAAACTTTATCCAGTCGCACCCTGTTACATTTTCCTGCGCTCTAAATATTTCAAATTCTTCTTTTGTTGAAACCCCGTGCCTTTGCATGAATTCTTTTGCAGTTTCCACGGAATCTGTCACAAAAACACATTCAGCAAAGAACAACTTTTCTAATGTTCCATAATCATTCCGCACATTTCCCGGTGTGCGCATTTCAACTTTTACAACTGGCTTTCCTGTCTTTTTTCCAAAGCCCTTGCTAAGTACAACTGCATCGCTGAATAGCCATCCATTCCAGCCATGCCGCATTGGTGCGAACTGATAACGTGGGACTTGCACCAAGTCACCCTCTGCCAATTTTTCAAAATTAATTTTCCTCATTCAGCTTTCCTCCTTTTTTCCTGCTCTGTGATATTTGCATTGTTTTTGTTGCTTTTCCGTCCTATAATGTATTTACCGGCTCCGCTAAAGCTGGAATACATATGAAAGGAGAATCTTATGCAACTAAATCATGATTGTGTTCGTCAACTACTTCTATTCATTGAGGAATCAGGAAACTATTCTAAAAGGTTATCTACGGATTCCATTGTTATTGATTCCTTTACTCCTGATGAAATTGTCTATACTGCCGAACGCTTAGCAGAAGCCGACTTTATAAATATCAGGCAATTTAAAGCTATGGGACAAACACGCCCATGCTATTTCATTGAATCAATCACTTATACCGGACATGAATTTTTAGATAATATTCGTGATGATTCCGTATGGACAACAACCAAAAGTAAACTTTCCTCCGTTGTGAAATCTTCATCACTCACAATAATGAGTAGCGTTGCAAGCCAGACATTAACCGCTATGTTAAAAAACACATTAGGTATTTAGTCTAAAGAAATCACTAATCACTCTTTTCATTGCCTGATTAGTGATTTCTTTTAGTTCTGAATCATCTGGCATATAACTAAATTTCATTCCGTAATGATGCATTAAACCTCTCAAAGCGCAATAATAGACAAACCATCTATGTCCTGCTACTGCTAATAGAAATAACAATATTGTGATAATCATAATTACGTCCCTCCTTTCCTGCTCTGTGATT